ACTTAGGTACGGCAGGACAGGGCTGGCTTGTGGGTGGCGTGATTCGTCTGGTAGCAACCAGTGCAGCGGTCTGGCATTGCGAGGCTTTCTTGCATGGTGACGGCACATTGGCGACACCGTTTGAGTGACGGCTGATTGTTAGCTGGATGGGGCTTGTCTCCATCCAGCTACTTTTAAGGAGATAAAAATGGCTGATACGGTAACAAGTCAAACCATTCAGGACGGCGCTCGTCGCGTGACGATGAGTTTCACCAATGTCAGCGATGGGTCTGGTGAATCTGCGGTTACAAAGGTTGATGTCTCTGCGCTTGAGTCGGACCCAATGACAGGGGCCGCTTGTAACGGGGCGTCCATCGAGACTATTACATTTTCAACTTTTGGTATGAGTGTCCAGCTTCTTTGGGATGCGTCTACAAATGTCCTCGCAGTACACTTACCTGCGGATTATGCAGATACGCTGGATTACAGCACTTTTGGAGGGTTAAAAAATAACTCTGCTTCGGGTAAAACTGGCGATATAGCGTTTACTACAGCAGGTCATTCATCTGGTGACGCTTATACTGTTACGCTGACAATGATTAAAAGTTATGCGTAGGAGATTATTATGGCGAAGTTAGAAATCTTTCAGAACGGGACTTCGATGCACCCGGATACGATGGGTAATCCTGTTTACCAGATTGGCACTAAAAACGCTGATGGTGAATACGATGTTGTTGTTTTTGATGCAATGACTGAATCACAAGCCAGGGCAAAACTTGCAGAGATGCAGCCTGCCAAGCCCAAGCCTGCATCTGAACCGAAGGCAAAAGCGCCTAAGAAAAAGGTTTTAACTAAAGATGCGGCAAAGAAGAAAGCAAAGAAAACGGCAAAGAAAAAGAAGGCTTCTGCAAAGAAAAAGAAGAGGCGATAATGGCAATCAGTCGATCTCAAATGGGGAAGCAGGTCAGGAACAGCCCCTCCGGGAAAAGGGATGCGGGATCGACCCTGAAATTGCCGAAAGGAGTAAAGCCAAGGTCTAAGCCCAAGATCAGGGTGATGCGTCAATCAAGGAGACACGCATAAATGGCAACCAGTGGAACATATTCGTTCAATCTTGATCTGAGCGACATTCTTGAGGAAGCCTATGAGCGGGCTGGCCTTGAGTTGCGTAGTGGTTATGACTATCGCACAGCAAGGCGCAGTCTCGACTTGATGTTTCTGGAATGGCAGAACAAGGGGCTAAACCTCTGGACGGTACAGGAAGACACTCAGACGCTTACAGCGGGTACCGGGCGTTATGCCCTGTCCAGCGACCAGCTTGATATTGTTGAGGCTTCGTTAAGGACAGATGACGGGGATGCTGACAAGCAGAGCGATATGACCATGACCCGCATTTCAATCAGCCAGTATTCCCACCTGACTAACAAGCTGACCCAGGGTCGTCCGGTTCAGTACTGGATTGAAAAAGATCCCGGTGCGATTGCCCTGAATGTATGGCCCGTCCCGGATGATGCTGTGACTTACAAGATTAACTACTACTACATACAGAGGGTAGAGGACACGGGAAGTCCGGCCTCTAACAATGTGGATATCCCGGCTCGGTTTATGCCCTGCATGGCAGCAGGTCTTGCCTATTACATTAGTATTAAGCGCCCGGAAGCCTCTGAAAGAGCGCCATTGCTGAAGCAAATATATGATGAGCAGTGGGATTTGGCGGCAGATGCTGACAGGGACAAGTCTTCGTTTTACATGACACCGGGGGGGTATAGCCGGGTATGAGCAGTTATGCCGCAGGTAAAAAGGCTTTCGGGTTCTGTGATCGCACAGGGTTCAGGTATCCGCTCAGGGATTTGGTGCCACAGATAGAGAACGGCAGGCCCAATGGCCTGCTCGTAGGTCGGGATGTGGTGGATGAAGACCAGCCCCAGTTACAGCTTGGTCGTTTGAACATGGATGATCCGCAGGCGTTGCGTAATCCCAGGCCGGATCAGGGAGAAGCGGAGAGTCGCAGGCTGTATGCTTTTGATCCTGTAGGTGGTGGTAATTCAGCACTTGGGAGCCGTACAGTCGGATTGGATATTACTGCCGTGGCCGGCAAAGTTACAGTGAGTACAGGCTGATGGCCTTTACATTTACAACGCTTAAAAGTGCCATGCAGGATTACCTGCAAAATACTGAGACTACTTTTGTGGACAGTCTTCCAACGATTATTGTTCAGGCTGAAAACCGGATACTAAAATCCGTTCAGTTGCCCGATTTCAGAAAGAATACGACAGGAACGATGACCAGCGGTAATGCCTATCTCTCAACGCCTACTGATTTTATGGCTCCGTACTCACTGGCGCTGGATAACAGCGGGTACGAGTTTTTGCTTTTTAAGGACGTTAATTTCATACGAGAGGCTTACCCGGTTGCCTCTACCACGGCTACGCCCAAGTATTACGGTTTGTTTGATGACGATTCGTTTATTTTAGGCCCGACTCCCAACAGCAATTATTCTGTCGAGCTTCATTATTTTTACAAGCCGACCTCCATAACAACCTCCGGGGACGGAACCAGTTGGCTTGGGGACAATGCAGAAACAGTTTTGCTTTACGGGTGTCTGGTAGAGGGCTATACCTTTATGAAAGGAGAGCCGGACTTATTGGCAGCTTATGAGAAGCAATACCAGGATGCCCTGGTGAACCTGAAATCACTGGGCGAAGGATATAGCACAACGGACAGTTACAGGAGTGGCGCTGTCAGGAACCAGAGAATTTAATGCTTGAATTAAGTGCAACAGTAAAACCGGGGGTTTGTGAGGTTTATACAACCGAGCATCGGGGTTTTACGCCGGAAGAAATTGCGGAACGGGCAGTTCCTAAAATTGTTTTTGTTGCAGAATCGGCTGACCCTGAAGTCAGGGAGCAGGCAGAGACATTCAAGAACAGGCTTTTTCATGTAATTGTTAAGGCTTGCAATGATGCGATAGAAAGCGACAGGACGACGCTTGCTAATCTTTTTACGCAACAGGGCCATGAAGACATGGCAGATATTTTAAGGAGGCTATGATGGCCCATACACAGGCAGTAGCAACGAGTTTCAAGAGTGAATTGCTTCAGGGCATTCACAACTTTCATAACGGAAGCGGTGGAGGTACGAGTACAACGACAGGCACAGGAAATACATTCAAGATTGCGCTTTATACAAGCAGCAGCACGATGTCAGCTTCAACTACCGCCTATACGACCACAAATGAAGTTTCCGGCACGAACTATTCTGCCGGAGGCAACACGCTCACAAATGTCGATCCTTCAACTTCTGGAACGACAGCCCTGACAGACTTTGCGGACAGTACATGGAGTTCAGCGACGATCACCGCAAATGGAGCATTGATTTACAACTCAAGCACCACGGCGGGTTCGGCAAACAGGGCGGTGGTTGTTCTCGCTTTTGGCGGGGATAAAACTTCAACAGCAGGCGATTTCACGATCACATTTCCCGCAGCCGATGCGAGCAATGCGATTATCAGAATCGCGTAGTGAGTAGATGATGTGGCAGATGCAAAAGTCGCATGGCAGGGCTGGAACTCCAGCAATATTGCGTGGGGCGAAAGCACCTGGGGTGATGCAGAAGAGGCATTGCCGGGATCAACAGCGTCTGCTGGTTCCGTTTCTGTCGCTGCTGCCGCTGGCGTATCAGTCACAGGCAACTCAGCCACAGTATCAACCTCGTCTGTCACGGTTGCAGCAGCAGCCTCGGTTAGTGCAAGCGGTAACTCGGTTACTGCATCGACTGCATCTGTCACGGTTACAGGTATCGCCAGCGTATCGGTTACTGCGCCAGCATCTACAGCGTCTGTCGGCAGCGTTACTCCCTCGGCTTCAGCAGGAGTCTCGGCATCAGGTAATTCCGCTACAGCAAGTGTTGGCAGCGTTAGTATTACTGCCGCTGCTGGTGTCAGCGTTACTGGTCCGGGTGCTACTGCATCTGTTGGAAGCATTAGTATTTCTACCAGCAATGTTATTGAAGTTACCAGCCCTGAATCTCAGGCGCTTGCTGGAAGTGTCAGCGTTAATTCAGATGCGGTGGTTACACCAAGTGGTAACAGCGTTGAGGCAACCACTTCCGGGGTCAATATATGGGGGCTTGTTGATACGGACCAGACAGCAAGCTGGAGTGCTGTTAGCGACTCTCAGACACCTAATTGGGCTGACGTATCGACAACTCAGGATGCATCCTGGTCATCTGTATCAAATTCACAAACGCCTGACTGGAGTTCGGTGGATGCCGACCAGACTCCTGAATGGAAAGAGGTAGCTTAAATGGCAACTTATGTAAATGATCTCAGGCTGAAAGAAATCGCTACTGGTGACGAATCAGGAACCTGGGGTACAAGCACGAACACGAATCTTGAGTTAATTGCGGAAGCATGGGGCAGTGGTTCAGAGGGAATTACCGGCACGACGCACACCATCACGATGGCTGATGGCGCTTCCGATGCTGCAAGAGCTTATGCGCTGACGCTGACAGGCTCTACTACTGCCACTAACACAGTTACTCTGGCTCCTAATACAGTCAACAAGACCTGGATTATCCAGAACAGCGCCGGATACCAGGTAACGATCTCTCAAGGCACAGGCGCTAACGTCGTGATTCCCAATGGCGGGATCAAGATGGTCGTTTGTGATGGCGCAGGCTCAGGAGCCGCAGTTACTGATGTCTTGGACATGACGGGCGGCACGGGTAACGTAGGACTGGGTTCTGGCAATTTAGGCAC